CTACAGGAGTGGGATCTGGTCAGACGGTGCGCGCCGGCGCCGGCGAAACCCGCGAGTCAGCGGCACGAGTGCGAAGTCGGTGAAGCGATAGCCGCGGCGGCGCTCTGTCGCATCGATCATGAGGCCATGCGCGCGCAAGGTGTCGACCGCGTGATGGATCTCCCACGTCTCGGCCGAGACGCCGATCTGGGCGAGGATGCCGCGGACTGGCGCCCGCCGGCTCGGGTGCAGTCCGCTGTAGAGAAGCAGGACGCCGCCGACGCAGCGCGCCAGGCGGTCGGTCGGCAGGATGGCGATGTCCACGGCGCCGGCGTTTGCCGTGGCGGCGCACGGCGAGCACAGAGCCGCCACGGCGTGGTCACGTGCCAGCGTGGCTCCGCAGCGCGCGCAGACGGCCCCCGGCGCAAACGCCGTGTTCAGCGGCGACCCCGGGTCGGCTCGACGACCGTGTAGCCGGCCGCCTCGAGATAGCGGCGGTAGCGCGCGAGCCGACCCCGGCCGGCGCCTGGCGGAGTGATCTCCGCCAGGCGCCTCTGAAGCGCCTCACGCTCGGCCCACAGCTCGAGCCGGCGCCGCCGGGTGATGGGATGCTGCGGCAGGAGCTCGTAGCGTGGCAGGTCGTAATCAATGCCCTCGATTAGCACGCGCAGCCGCTCGGGATCCTGGCCGCCGCTCGCCTCGAGGTAGGCGTCGAGCACTCCGGTGATGCCAGTCACCGCGCGTCGTCCTCGACGAAGACCGCGATTTCCAGACGGCCGTTTGCGCGATCGATCTCGAAGCCCAGCTCACGCACCACGACCTGGCAGTCGTCCTCGAAGACCTGCGACCGCTGGAGCGCATCGCAGAGCTCCTTCACGCGGTTGTGAGTGTCGCGACGCCGGCGGTCCGGCCAGAAGTAGCGGACCTCGACGACGACGCGCGCCGGCCTGCCGATCGTCTCCCAGCGCACGTCACCTCGGGCTCGGTTGATGAGCAGACCCGCCGTTGACCGCCATGAGCGACACTGGCGGGTCGGCGACTGCGCGGTATAGCGGCGTCCCGTGCGCTTGGAACGCAGCACGATGTTGCGGTGCGAGTGGTTGACGCTCGGCGGGAGCGGCAGGATGACCTCGAGTCGCGGGATCACCGGCAGTTGTCGTCGCCGTTCACGCCAAAGCCCCGCCGTGGTGGTTGCGGCGCCGGTCGGCCTCGCGGCTACAGACGGCGCTGCAGCGGTCCGCTGTCACCTTCTTGGCGAGAAACACGCCGCCACAGACCGAGCAGGTCACCTGCTTTAAGTTGAAGCCTGACCGCTTCGCCTGACTTGCCGGAACGCGCGAGACGGAGAACAGCTTCGCGACGTAACCGGCGTCGTTGCAGTCGATCGCCCGGTCGGGAGCGCCGTCGACGCCGATCTCGATGTTCGGGCGCTCCTCGAGCTTCTTCGGCGCGACCGTCGCCGTGAGCTCGAGCACAGTCTGCTCGGTTGCCGAGCACGCCAAAGACGGCACGGCGGCGTGGAGCGCCTCGAGGCCGCCGGGAGCCAGAGCGAGCACGACCACGTCGTCGACCAAGCGGGCAAGCGCGTCGCGTGCGTCGGCCACTACTCTGGAGACGTCGAGAGCGTCGCCCATCACTGCACCTCCCCTGTCTCGGGATCGGCGCCATCGGCCATGGCGCGCCTCAGGTCGCGCCGCAGCTCGGCGAGCGCCTGCTGGTGCTCGCGCTCCTGCATCTCGATGCCGAGGTCGAAGTCGGCCAGCGCGGCTTTGGCCTTATCCACCTTCTCCTCCGCCTTCTCGAGCGCGGTCTCAGCCTTGCTGACGGCGGCGAGCAACGCGGAGCGCGGCTTGGCCAGGACGTCGGCGGCGGTCATGGGGAACAGCATGTCGTCAGACACGGGGGCCTCCACGGAAGACGATGGTTACAAGAATCGCGCTGCGACGCGCGACGGGATGCGCCAGAAGCTCGACGTCACCGGCGCGGTACACCTGAGCGCCGGACCACGTCGAGCGGTCCCAGACGGCGCGGCAGGCGAGGCGTTGGATCTGCTGTTTGGCGGCGTGCACGGAGACGCCCGGCACGCGGTTGAGGTAGCTGTCGAGGGCGTGGTAGGTGATGACCACCGGCCCCAAGCGACGCGGTCTGCGCCGGCTCACGAGACGGCCTCCTCGCGACGGTGCTCCCGGATGTGGCAGGAGCGGCAGAGGCGCCGGCCCTTGTGGCGATCGACCACCTCGAGCTTGCCGCAACGCTGGCAGACCTCGCGGTTGCGGAAGATGCAGTCGGTGCAGCGGCGCCGAGCGCGTCCGTCGGCGATCGCCGACTCAGTCGCGACCCCGAACACAAGGCCAGCCACGAAGGCGAGCGCCACCATGACGACGACTGAGGCGATCACAGCTCCACCGCCTTGAGAGCGGGCATCAGGAGCGGCACGGCGCCGCCCTGGGGAAGCCCGCCGTGGGTCTCGACGTAGCAGACAAAGCAGTGCCGCGAGCCGTCGTCGAGCGCCTCGCCGTCCAGCAGGTCATCGGCGGACAGGAGCTTCTCGCATCGTGCGCAGTGCTGCGGTGCGAGCGCCCGCGCAAGCTCGGCGCCATCCATGATGTCGGCTGGCGTCGGGGGATGGACGGACTGCCTGAAGTGCTCGAGGAAGGCAGCGACGCCGTCGGCGTCGTCCACGCTCTTGAGCACGGCGCCCCAGACCTTGGCCGTGGTGGCGACGTCCTCTGAGTCCTGGAAGCCAAAGCGTCCGCGGTAGCAGGCGTTCGCTGCGCCCAGCATGCGGATGAGAGTAGCAAGGGTCACTGCGGACCTCCGATCTGGAGCGGAGCGGCGCCGGCGGCGAGCTCTCCGGCGAGCTCGGCCTCGCGGGCGATGCGCTCGAAGTCGGAGAAGCCCGGACGCCGGCGCCCGTAGCGAGCTGGGATGCCGTCGAGCCATTCAGACCAGCGCTCGTTTAAGAACACGGCGCCACCCGGCACGTAGCGCAGCTCGACGCGCCCGCAGCTCACTGCCTCAGCGACGATCACCGCGGCGGCGACCGCCTTGGCGCGGCTCACGTTCGAAAGCGAAGCCCAGCGGCGCCGAGCCTCCTTGGCCTTCGTGCGGTCGGGGTAGATCGACCAGAAGTCGTCGAATGGGACTGCAAACGTCGGTGCCGGCGGCGCCGACAAGAGGTTTTCTGGAGCGGGAGCTGGAGTAGGAGAAGGAGTAGGAGAAGGAGAGTAGGCCAACCATTCGCCCAACCGTTCCGCGAACCGTTCGCGCAACCGTTCCGCGAAGGCTGGACAGAGGCGCGCCGCCGAGGCTACGAGCTCCGCCAGGAGCGGAGTCGACGGGACCTCGGCGAGCTTGCGGAGCGCCGCCTTTTGGCAGTTCGGGTTGTCGGGCGCCTGGTATGCGAGCGCGCCGACGATGAGCACGACCGAAGCCGTTTCGTCGTAGCGCACGCAACCGTCGGCGAGCAGTTCCCCGAAGGGTTTGGCTAACCGTTGTACGGACCACCCGAGGTCGGACTCGATGTAGCCCTTGGGCAGGCGGTAGAGCCCCTCGGCGATGCGATGGCGGTTGGTGAGCAGGTAGAGCCACAGGACGCGCGCGTCCTCGCTCCACTGCTCGTCCCAGACGCGCGGCGAGACCCGCCAGTAGACGTGCTCGGCGGCGCTCATGGCCGCCCCAGCACGAAGACGTGGCGCGTGTTCGGCTGGACGAAGCTGCGACCGTCCTCGACGGTCACCTTGACCCAGCGGAGTCCCCACGGTTGCACCGATGCCACGCGCAGGACCTTGTTGTCGCCGTCGCGCTTGTACCAGCGCTGCTGGCCGCAGGGGTCGAGGACCTCGCGCGCCTCGACGGTCACCATGTCCTTGAGCGAGCAGAGGATCACGACGGGTCGCCGTCGTCGACGAACGGCGGGTCGGTGTCGTCGCCGGGAGCCGGCGACGGCGCGCCGAGCGTCTCCTGCACCGCCGGTGCCTCCGGGATCTCGACGCCGTTCTCGTCGAAGCGGTCGGCCAGCGCCTCGAGGCGCCGGCCAATGCGATCGCCCAGCACCGGCGTGGCCTCGCGGAGCTCCTTGTCCTTCGGAAGCCCGAGCGCCTGCGCAAAGGTGAGCAGGTCCTCGGCGGTCTTGCCCTTGCGATTGCCCAGCGCGATGAGTGCCGCGGCGCGCGTCTGGCCGATCGCCGCAGGAACCGCCGGCGCCGCCGACGGAGCGGATTTCGGAGCAACCGTTTGCGCCCGAGGCGCCTGGCGGCGAGCCTGCTGCCCGTCGGTCTCCTCGCGCGCGGCCAAGCCGAGCGCGGCGAGCACGCCGTAGCGGCGCGAGTAGGAGATGGCCGAGCCGACGTCCTTGGCGGTGTCGCCGGCCGGGATCCAGACAGGCTCCCAGCCCAGCCACTCGCCGGATGCGTGGAACAGGTAGGTCTCGGCGCCGAGATCGCCCGGATGACCCGGGTCGGTCACGACCTGTTGTGAGAGCCACAGACCGGCCTCGGCCAGCGCCGGGCGGACGTGGTCCATGATGCCGCCGAGGTCGGCGTAGGGGTAGGTGTAGGCTGGCTTAGTGTGGTCCTTGGGCTGCACACGCGCCGTCTGATCGGCAGCCGGGTTGCGAATCGCCTTGTTAAAGTCGGCGACCGCCGCGGCGATCGCGGCGAATGGCTCAGAGCGCTGCAGGTCAACCACGACGCTCCCTCCTCTCCTTAAGCTCCTCGCGCCGCACGACCCACGCTTCGAAGGCGTCGAGCTGGTCGTCGGTGAGGTCCTTGACGTAGGGAACGCCGTAGGCGCGCTCGATGTGCTGGGCGAGCGAGCGCATGGTCTCCCGGGCGGTCGAAGCGCGGAGAGCACGGTCGGTGAGCTTGTGCTCACGGTCGATGCGCGCGTCCAAGGCGCGCTCCTCGTCGGTCACGGGACCGAGCTCGGCGAGAACGCGAGCGCGGACCTCGGCGTCGGAGAAGAGGTGTGTGCGGCGCAGGTTGGTCTCCATGACCAGCCGGCGCGAGAACCGCGGCGCGAGCAGACGCTCGGTCTCGCGGCGGAGACGATGGCGCCGAAGCGCGAGCCGGTACTCCTCGTCGTACCTCATGACGCCGCCCGCCCGAGCTCGGTCTGATCGCGCAGGAACCGGGCGACCTCGTCGTTGGCGACGTGGAGCCGGCCATGGTACGGGAGCTTCTGGATGAGCCCGGCGTCGACGAGCTCGCGGCAGGCCACCTCGTTGAGACGGAGCGCCGACATGATGTCCTTGATGTCGAGCACCGAGGGAAGGTCGCGCAGGTTGGCGGGCTCGATCGTCGGGTGAGCGCCAGCGCGCTTGCCGGCGGTCAACGCCGCCGCCCGCTCGAACAGGTCGCCAGCGCGAGGAGGGTGAGCCACCAGCTGGCGAGCATGACCAGTGCGGATCCGCGCCGGCCGCCGCTCGCGGCCAGGACCTGGCAGATGAGGTAGAGACCGGCTCCCGAGATAACGCCGAAGGAGACGAGTCCGTAGATAATCGTCCGGGCACGTGTGCGCGCAATTGCGTTGACTACGCGCGAACGTGCGCCGATACTACGAAACGATCGCTGCGAGAGCGATTGGGGAGCGCCCCTTCTTTCCAGGACCGGGCGCTCTCGTTTTGGCGAGAGCAAGGTTTCCCCCTTGCGCGAGGGTTGACGTTACCGGATCGTCAGATGACCACCTCCTCTCGCCAAAGGAGCCGGCGCCGTCAGGCGGCGCCGGCTCCTTCGTTGTTCTGCGGGCGCGAGCGACGGACGCTTGTGACCCGCCGCCACGCCTGCTCGATGAGCCCCTCGATGAAGCCGTCGAGATGCTCGTCTTCGATGATGATGCGCCCACCGACCGTCTGGTGGGTGAGCAGACCCTCGAGACACCAGCCGCGCACGGCGGCCGGCACGACCGGCACACCGTAGCGCTCCTTCAGCCTGTCGGCTGCATCCTTGGTGCTCAGCATGACGCCGTTTGCCGCCATAAGGCCCCCTTGGAGTGGATAGAGGACTTCGTGCAACATCGACACCCCCGTGACGCGTTGAACCCCAAAACCGTTGGTGACCACGGGACCCTATCCAGGACGTGAATAAGCTGCAAGCGAAAACCAGACGAAAACGGCGCTTCTGAGGTAAGGCTACCGTCGAGCCTTACACTTAAGGAGTCCTTAAGAGCCTATACCGATAGGGCCTTGGTGAGCATCGCCGTGTGTGCTTTCTTGAAGGCGATCAGGGCGCAGGCGAGCATCAGCAGGGCCAGGTGGTTCTCGGCCTTCTTCGACCAGCGCACGAGCAGGCCGCGGTTGCGGTTGAGCCAGGAGTGGCAGGCCTCCACCACCCAGCGCCTCGCCTTCCAGCCGGGCGTCTGCAGCTTCTCCGCGATCTCCTCGCCGCGGCTGCGGATGTGGGCCGTAAAGCCGTAGTCGTCGACGAGCCGGCGGCTCTCCGCGTTGTCGTAGCCGGCATCGAGGCAGAGACCCTGGGGTGAGCTTGCGGTCGGCTTCGGCCGGGCGACGGGGAGCGCGTCGAGGGTGGCCTTCAGCAGCTTGTGGTCGTTGCGGTTGGCGCCGTCGCATGCCAACCCGAGAGGTACCCCGCTTGCCTCGCAGAGAAGCGAACGCTTCGCCCTTTTTTGCCTCGATCGGTGGGGTTTGCGCCTGTCTGCTCGCCGCCCAGCGGCGCCTTGGTCATGGCGCCGTCGGCGGAGAGGAAGGACCAGTCGATGCCGGCCGCCGCATCGTAGGCAAGCAGCCCCCGACGCCACATCTCGGCAAAGACGCCGGCCCGTTCCCACTCCTGAAAGCGGCGATGCGCCGAACTCGAGGAGCAGATCCCGGTCGCATCGAGGGCGTTCCACTGCATGCCGGTGCGCAGGATCAACAAGATGGCGTTCATCGCGCTGCGGTTGGGGACCCGGGGGCGATGACAGCCCAGAGGGTGGGGCGGCGGCGCCGGCAGCAGCGGCTCGATCTGCTCCCAGAGCCAATCCGGCATCCGCCAGCCGTCATCACGACTGACCATGTAGCCCATCACGGACCTCCTGATCGGGTGGCACGACGGCCGGCCCGATCAACAGATTCGACAGCTGCTACGAGACTCCTATCGGCATGGGTCCTAAGCCCTGAGCTGCGCCCGCGAGCCCAGCCCGAACGAGAGCTGCCTCGGGTCAAGCCACTGCTCGACCACAACGGCCGCGGCGGCGACGCCGCCCCCGATCGCGGCGTAGGCGATCGCCCGACCGGCCTGGATGCCGCCTCCGGTCCCGCTCGTGAGGTACGCGCTGGCGCCGCCGATGGCGCCGGCGATGAACGAGCGGTAGAGCACGACCGCCCCCGCCTTCACGTGCTTCCAGAACATGGTCTCCTCCTTAGAGGTAGGACGTGGGAGATGGCGACCCCTCGCGCGTGACCGCAGCGTAGTGCTGCGCTCACGCGCGAGCTGAACGGCCTTAGCGAGCGATCGCCTGCAGGTCGGCGGTGAGGGTCGCTGCGTCGAACAGCGGGTTGATCTGCGCAAGCCAGCCGGTCTTCAGCCAAGATGGCGCAAGCAGCGCGTAGAGCTCGTCGCAGTAGGCGTCATGGAAGGCCCACGAGCACTGCACCGTGGTGCCCCATGTCACGGCGACCGGCCCCGTGGCGTTGTAGCCGCAGTAGATGACGCAGTGCCCGTTGTGGGGGTTCGGCTGGTGCGCCGGCGAGCCGTCCGGCGAGCACGTCCAGCTCGGCAGCGAGGTCGGTGAGGTCGGCAGCACGGCGTTGGGGAGCTCGACGCCGACATACGCGCAGCCGAACCAGTCGATGGTGCGCCTGACGTTCTCTGTGTCGCGCGGGTCGACCTCGACGAAGGCGCGGATGGTCTGGGCAGCGATGCCCTGCTTACCCCAGAAGCGCAGGGCGGCGAGCAGGCTCGTGCCGCGGTCGGTGCTCTCCTCGCCCGGCACGTAGCCGGTCACCTTCGCATAGGCGGCGATGACCATGGCCGTGGTGATGCGCAGCCGGCGGCGCTCGGCGTTGGCTGCCCAGAGCAGGTCGGCGTGGCCCATGCCGGCCAGGGCGCAGTCACCGACGCGATCGTTGCCCATCATGCCCCAGGCGGAGACCGCGGCGGAGTAGTCCACCGCCGCCGGCGGCGCCGGCAGCGTGGCCGCGGCGGGAAGGTAGGCCGCGAGCTGCAGCGTGCGCTCGTCTGTGACCTTCGGGAGCTTGCCCAGACGGTAGATCAACGTGCCCTCCTTGCTAGATCCCGGCGAAGGCGTGCGCCCGCCGGATGACGTAGCCGAGCGGGTAGTTCGGCCCCGGGTCGGTGTGGCCACCGGCCGGCCCGAAGACCCGCGTGACCTGGCGGTGCGTGACGATGCCGCGACCGCCGGCGCGCAGCTGCTCGTCGGAGAGCTCCTGGAGCGGCACGTGCGGCGCGACGTGGTGGTAGAGGTAGGCCAGCAGCCAGGCGGTGTTCATGAGCAGGCCAGCGCCCCGCTGGTACCACTCGTGGGTTGACCACGCGGCGGCGCCCATCTGCTCGATGTGGATGCCGTCGGTGTTGGCGTGCGGCGCGCCCCACGGCACGACGTCGAGCGGCAGGTACTGCTCGATCGAATCGTCGTCGCAGCCGAAGTGAGACGAGCCGGTCGCCGAGCTCGACTCGAAGAACGAGCCGGTCTCCTCCGCGGCCTGGAGCTCGTGGGTGTTCTCCATGTCGTGTAAGACGTAGAGCTTGACCGCCGACAGGGAGCGCGCCCCGGAGCGCCGCACGGCGTGCTCGTAGCGCGTGCCGATCGCCTGCGAGCTGCGGGCGAACAGCACCGTCTGCACGGCCGGCCCCCAGGCGCCGCTGCGCGGCACGCCGATGGTGTTCTGGATCTCGACGAGGAAGCGCTTGGCCGGCGCGCCGAAGGTGCCCAGGCTTGCGTTGAAGCCCGCCGGCACCGGCAGGGCGGCGGCGCGCCCGAACGCCGCCATGGCCTTCTTGCGTTCAATGAGCTGTGCTGGTGTCGCCACGATGACCCCTCCTGATAGATCGCCGGCGGCGCTGCGTCGCCGTAAGTGCCTGGTGGCATGGTCGCCCGTGCGTCACGCGCAGGTTGGCAAGCTCGGAGTGCCCGCCGTCGCAGAGCGCCACGACGTGGTGGCATTCGAAGCGCTTCGGGTCGAGCTCCTGGCCGCAGACCTCGCAGCGCCCGCCGGCGAGCTCGAAGCGCCGCCGGCGATTGCGCAGGTACTCGGCCCGGTTGTACTCCTCGCGGTAAGGCTGCTCGGCCTGGCGCTCGGCCTCGACGATCGCCGCACAGGGAGCGCAGTAGCCGGCGCCTGCTGTACGCGCGCCACATCTACGGCAGCTCGAGGCGCGGCCCGAACCCGCGGCGTGGCGAGCGCAGCGATCCTTGCCTGGCGCCGAGCGCGCGCCGCAGACGCGGCACGGCCGCGCGAAGCCGCTCACGCGCCCTCGCGCAGGCGAGCGCGGCTGCGGCGGCTGCGCATCTGCGCGGCCAGGCGCGGCAGGTCGAGCGCGGTGCCGTACTCCTCGATGAGCTCGGCCAGCAGGAGCTTGACCTGCTCAAGCTCGTCGCGGGCATCGCGAGCCCGGCAGGCCATGACCCGCGCGTAGCAGGGACCGCAGAGACCGGCGCGCGCCACCTGGACGGGTCGGTGCCCGCACTGGCAACAGAGCTCGGCGTCGCGGCGCTCGTCCATGCGGGCGGAGCAGTGAGATGGCGCCTCGTTGACGGCGGCGCGCAGATCCTCGAGACAGACGACGGCGAGCTCGCCGAAGAGGCGTCCGCGCGCGTCGCGCGGTCGGCGCAGCGAGATCCTGGCGCGCTTGGCGGCGCCGCGGACGGACCATTCGCTGCGGTCCATGAGCTCGGCCAGCACGGCGGCGCCGAGCTCGGCGTTGGCCCGCAGATAAGCAACCTCAGTGGTGGTCCATGACCCAGATTTCATAGTCGCGTTTCATAGTCACGAACTTGCACCCGCGAGCCTGAACGGCCTTAGCGCCGCGCGAGCTGCTCGAGCCCCCACACGGCGAAGATGACGGCCCCGCTGGCGATCGCGCCGGCGACGGTGCGCTTGAGCCACGTGATGCTCTCGGTGAGGCGCGCCACCGCGGCCTCGTTGGCCAGCAGGCGCGTGTCGACGCCCGCCAGGCCGTCCTCGGCCTTGCCGAAGCAGAACTTCGCCACGGCGTCCATCTTCGGGCAGGGAAGCGGACACTCGCGCTGCGTGAGGCGATCGACGACCTTGTTGGCGGCGCGCTCGGCCACCACGTCGAGGACCCAAACCTGCTGGGGAGTGAACTCAGGCACCGAGCCGGCGGCTGGCTGCGTGGCGTCGTCGGTCATGGCGGGTCCTTTTAGAGCTTCATGATGAACGCGAGCGCGTACCACGGCGGGAGCGTGGCCACCGAATGGGTGTGGCTCGTGCCGGCTCCCGTCGACGGCAGGCCGTTCGCCGAGCCGTCGTCGGTGTAGCCGTAGCCGATGCTAGTCGAGCCGCCCGTGGTGGCCGTGAGGTAGTTATCGCGAGTCTGGGCGCCGGCCGCGCCGTACGGGTTGTTGCCCTGCGACGACGACCAGCGGATTGCGCCCGAGCCGACAGAGAACGGCAGAAGGTGCTTGTGCGCCGGCGTGGCGTGGGTGTGACCGGCCTCGGCGCCCGACGTGACGTTCGAGGCGCCGCCCGCCTGCGCCGCGGCGCCGGCCACGGTGCTCTTGGCCACGCCGCCCACGTCGGCGTCGGCGCCCACCACGAACTTGTCGCGCAGGTCCGGCGTGCCGTTGGAGCCGTTGCAGAGCGCCCAGCCGGCCGGAATCGAGGCGATGGAGCCCTTCCACATGGCGATAAGCCCCGAGGGAATCGAGGCGGCGACCGCCGGCGCGCCGATCATTCCGACGCCGAAGACGTCGGCGCCCTGCACGGCAAGCCAGATCCCGCGACCGACCGCGGGGTTCACACTGTCGAAGGCGCGGATCCCGGAGACCACCGTCGTCGAGCCGGCGATGGTGGCAGAGAAGGTGCCGTCGCCGGCCACGGCCGTGACGGTGCCCAGCCGCAGGCGGAAGTCGGAGCCCCGACTCGCCCGGGCGATGATCGCAGCGACCTCGTGTAAGTCCATCAGCACGGCCCCAAGGTCGAGCGCGCCGTGCCGGTCATGACGTCCGTGGCGCTGAGCGGCACGGTGAGCGCGTCCAGGATGAAGGTCGGCGTGGTGCCGTCCGGGAACTGCACCGCCACGACGTCGAGCGGCGCAAGGCCGGGATGCGTGACCTGCTCCCAGGAGAGCTGCTCGACCTTGCCCAGCGTCTGCGCCAGCATCGAGGCGGCGACAGCGGCGGCCTGGTCGGTCGTCGTGATGAGCGGCGAGCTGTAGAAGGTCGGCACCGAGCCAAACGGCCCGTAGAGGTAGGTCGGCGACGCCGGGTTGAGATCCCAAGCCTCGCCGCGCGGCGGTGCGTCGCCGGTGTCGGAGCCCTCGCCGGTGACGATGACGCCGTTGTAGGTCTGGTCGGCAGCGGCGACCCTCGACTGACTGGTCATGATCGCCGCCGAGCCGGTCGCGAAGGTGAACACCGGCGCCTGGCTGGCGAGCGTCGGCACGACCTGCGCCTGCAGGATCCCGGACGCGGAAAACGAGAGCAGGTAGCCGAACGAGGTTGCCAGCGAGCAGATGTCCGCCCACGGGTCGGAGTCGGCGCCGGCGTCGAAGACCGCCTGGGCGCCGAGTGAGTTGGGAACGCCCGCGCCGGAGACAACGCTTTGCGCGCCTGGCCAGCGGTTGAGCACCGCGGCGTTGATCGCATCGGCCAGCGCGGTGCCGGCGGCGATCTGGTACGGCTGCGTCCAGCGCGCCCGGGTCACGCGCTGCGAGCGGTCGGTGCAGGCCGCGGTGAGCTCCCAACCCGCCCCTGCCCCGACCCGCTTGTAGGTGAGCTCGTCGATGGCAAAGACGCCGAGCGGCGCCATGACCTGCGAGCCGTCCGGAAGCGCGAAGCCGCGCGAGACGGCGAGCTCGAGCCCCGGTGTGGCCAGCAGGTCGTAGAGCCCCTCGTAGCTCTGGCCCGGCGCCGGCGCGATCGTGACCGTGGCGTCGCGGGTCGCCGCGCGCCGGCAGTCGGCGGTGACCTGGCCGGCGACGACGTGCAGGTCTGCCATGACGACGCCGCCAAGCGTCGCCTGGCAGGTCACCAGGACGGTCTGCGCGCCCTGGGTGGCGAGCGTCCCGAGGTCGGTCACCACGGCTCAGCTCTCCGTTAGGAGGTCACAGTCGACCTGGGCGAAGGTGAGCGTGCCGGCCAGGCGCGGAGAGGGCGAGGTGCCCTGGCGCTTGATGGAGCAGCCTGTCTCGGAGCAGTAGAAGGCGTCGCCGAAGGCGGTCTCCATGAGGATCAAACCCTCGTAGTCGATGAGCGCGCGCAGCGCCGCCACCGCGGCGACGCCCGAGGCGATGAAGTCGTAGCTGCCAGTCCAGCCGCCGGCCGAGCCCTTGACCACAACCGGGTAGTCCCGGTCGAGCGGGTAGAAGATCGTCGCCTGGGTCTGGTCGGACTCCGCAGGTTCGGTGAGGATCCCGGCGGAAAGCCACGACGCCGCCGGCAGGTTCACGGCCTTGAGATTCCAGCCGGTGCCGATGGGGTTCGGCCCGGCGACCGTGTAGGTCCTCCACGGCGAGCTTGCCAGCGTGCCGTCGGCGCTGAGCACCATGGTCTGCCGGAAGCGATAGGTGTTGGTGACCGCGCGGTCGCACTCGTAGTCGTAGCCGAGCGGCACGGTCGTGTTGTAGGCGACCGGCACGCCGGTCATGCCGCGCACCGCCCGCCAGACGCCACCCACGAGGCGCTCGACGTAGACGACGCAGCTCGCCGGGTTGTAGGCGGCCGGCCCCGTGCACAGCACGTCGAGCTCCATGGCCTGTAGTGAAGCGGTGGCGATCGTCAGGCCGCTTGGCGCATACGGCCCACCGACCGCCTGCGTCCAGGCGAGGCGCTGGTAGGCACTCCAGGCGCTCGTGCCGCTCGGCAGGGTGTCGAGCCCGCTCGGGTGGTCGCGCACGACTCGCGCGTAGACCACGTAGCTGTCGTCGGGCAGAGGCGCCGGCGCCTTGAGCGAGACAGTGAGCGTCGAGAGCGTGATGCCGTCGATGTAGGTGTCCAGGTCAAACGGCACGACCTGGAGCATGACCGGCGTAACGCCGGCCGGCGGCGAGGCGCCGGCGCCGGCGTCGGCGGAGCGATAGACCGAGAACTCGACCCGGCCGGTGGTGCAGAACTCGCCCCCGGCGCGGAGCTGCCAGCTCTCCACAAGCGCCGAGACGACCGCGGCGAAGGTCGGGTACTGCGAGGTGTTGTTGGTGCCGCCGCTCGTCGGGGAGACCGTCGGCGCGGCGATCGTCGCCGGCTTGAGCGTGTAGACGGTGAACCCAGCCTCGTAGAAGAGCGTCGGGTTGCTCGCGTAGTTAGGATCGCGGAAGGCGAGCAGCGGCGTGTGTTGGTACTGTGAGCCGGCGCCGAGCCATTCGCCGCCGCTCAGCGGATCGAGGAGCTGCCCGAGGTGCGGCAGCACGGCGTAGTTAGCCGCGGCAGACTGCCCCGCCGGAATTGAGAGCGCAACGCCCAGCGCGTAGCCGTACGGCGGAGCGCCCTGGAGCGATCCCACGGCGACCGACGGCACTTGACCGCCCGGCGCCTTGGCGCGCGCGTAGGGAACCATCGACACGATGCGCTCGAAGGCCGCCGGCACGCCGGTGAGCCACTGGCCGGTCGCGTAGGCCGGCAGGCTCGCCGAGGGCACCTTGTCGTAGGTGGTATCGGAAGCGTCGCCGAGCGCCGCGATCGCGTCGCTTGTGCCGGTTGGTGCGAGCGCGACCGAACTGCCGAGGCTGACCCCGGATATCGGCTTGATCGTGTACGTCGGCACTAGCGCCTCACCACCCGGCGGACCTCACGCGCGAGTGAGTCGAGCGCAGGAGAGACGGCCGCAGAGACCGCCTGACCGATCGCCTGCGGCGAGCCGGCGCCCCCGCCCACGGTGAGCTGGACCACCACGGCGCCCGGCGAAATAACAACGCTTTGCGCGCCGAAGCCGGCGCCGGCGAAGCCCGGCGAGCCGCCGGCCGCGGCGGAAAAGACACGGTTGCCGGCCGCTGCCACCGCGGCGCGCGAGCTGTCCAGGCCGGCGGCCATGCCGAGCCCCATGTACTTGCCGAGCTGCGCCCAGACCTTCGAAGGCGAGTTGATGCCGAGCAGCTTCTTCGCGGCCTTCGAGAGCCCGGACAGAAGCGAGCTGATCTTGTCGGTGACCGAATGCCAGACGCTCGTGATGCCGTTGACCAGGCCGTGGACGATCGCCTGGCCGGCGCCGTAGAGCAGCGACCCGAGGTTGCCAACTGCCGAGAGGATGCGCCCGCCGAAGCCCTTGGCCAGCGAGACCACGGCGCCGAAGGCATCCGAGGCGGCGTTGCGGATCTGGGACCAGTGGTTGACCACCCACAGCACCGCCGGCCCCAGCCCGCCGGTGAAGGCGCCCAGCACGAGCGGCCCCCAGCGCTTGAGGAACGCGACGATCCAGTTGAAGACGGTGCTGGTGGCGGTCTTGATTGCGGTCCAGGCGCCGAGCACGACGTCGCGGAAGGTCTGCGACTTCTTGTAGGCGATGATCATGCCGGCCACCAGCGCGGCGATCGCCACGATGACGATGCCGATGGGGTTGGCGGACATGGCGGCGTTAAGCAGCCACTGCACGGCGGTCCAGGCGGCCTGGGCAATCTTGGCGAGCTGCATGGCTTTGGTCACGGCGAGGATCCCCGAGGCGAACGGCGCCATGAGCAAGGCGACGCCGGCCAGCGCGCCCAGGCCCACCACGACGCTCTTCACCGGACCCGGCAGCTTCTGGAACAGCCCGAGCCCGGTGTTGAGGTAGCCCATGAGCTTGTTGACGACCGGCAGGAGCGCCACACCCACGGTGATCTGGAGCTGCTGCAGCGAGTTGTGGAACTTATCCGCGGCGCCGGCAGACGAGTCGCCGTAGGTCTTGGCGGCGCCGGCGAAGCGCTGCTGCAAGGCGCCCAGCGCCTGCGTGGCGGTCGCGCCCTTCTTCAAGATGATGCCGTAGCGTGAGAGCGCCGACGTGTTGCCGTCGGCCACCTTGCCGACCAGCTTGGCGGCGGTGCTGAGGTCCATGTTCTTGGCCCGCGCGAGGTCGGTCGCCAGCCCTAGAAGATTCAAGCCCTTGGTCGAGGACCCCGTGACCTGGGTGAGCGTCGTGAGGGCGCCCTCGAGCTGTCCCTTGGAGTAGGCGGAGAGCTGGCTCTGCGCGGCCACGACGCGCTGCATGCGCGCCTCGTAGCCGGCCCAGGCGGCGGAGCCGCCGGCCGTCGTATTGACCACGGCGGTGCGCAACTGGGCAAGCCCGAGCTGGTAGGCCCGGGCGGCCTCGAGCGAGCCCTTGAGCCACTTGGCCACCATGACGGCGGCGAGCGTCGAGCCGATCTTGGCCCACGTCGAAGAGATCGCCGAGCCCATGGTCTTCCAGGGACCGGCCTGCGCCTGCGCCTCCTTGCGCATACCGGCGAGCTGCGCCTGCGCCTTCTCGATCTGCGCGAGCGACGCCTTGCCGTACACGTTGATCACGACCGCCATCAGTACGTCTCCCCGGCGGCGTCGAGCTTCTCCTGGACGACGCGCTCGACCTCGAGCATGGCATCGGCGATCTCGGAGCGGACGACCTCGCGGTTCGAGTCCCAGGCGTACCAGAGGAAGCGGCCCGGTTTGGCGTAGCCGTCGAGCCAGCGCACCATGGCCGCGCCCTGGCCCGTGATAGGCCCGCCGTCCTTGGACTGCATCCGCGTGCCGGCGAACTCGAAGATGGCGGCGTTCTTGCCGGCCGGCGAGCCGGCCTTCGCAAAGATCTTGAGACCGACGCGCTTGCCGCGGATGGTGAGGCGGGAGCCGTAGCCGCCGTGCGCGTTCACCGGCGACATGCCCTCGGCCTCGCCGGCGAGGCGCGTGCCGATGAGGCGAAACTTCCTCTTGAAGCCCTTGTCGACCTCTGGCGCCAGCGCGCGCAGCGCGGCCATGGTTTCCTCGAGCCCGTCGACGCGGAGCTCGGCCGAGAACCCGCCCCGGCCGACGCCGACAACCTTGCTCGAGATACCGCTCACGCCTTCGTCTCCTTGAATCGCGCCAGCAGCTCCTCGCGGCGCCGCTCGCGGTCTGCCTCGTCGAGCCGCTCCGTCAGCGCCGCGAAGACCTCGCCGTCGCAGTGCTGCAGGTCAAGCCCGAAACCACAGGCCAGCGCCGCGTCCGCTAGTGCGAACGCGGCGCTGGAGATTCCCCCTCGCCGTCACCGAGCTCCTCGACACGCTTGTGCAGGTAGGCGGCGGTCTTGGCGTCGACCTCGCCGGTTGCCAGCAGCTCGTCGACCTCGCGGTGCTTCATGTGCGGCTCGAGCTCATCGACCCGCTGGTACCACGTCATGAACTCGCCCTCGGGCGCGCGACCGGCGCGCTGCAGCGCGAAGAAGACCTGGCATGCCATGCGCTCGGCGTCGGTGACCCATGACTCGCCGCTGTCTGGGTCGCGGTAGACCGGCCGGGTGAGCTCGCGGTTCTTGAGCATGTCGTCGAAAGGCTGGAGCCAGGCTTCGTCCTGCGAGCCGTCGATGTAGCGGACGATGATGCGCTTCAAGGACCCTCCTAGTAGGACGCGACGGTGTTGGTCAGCGTGGCGGTGATAGGCGTGCCGCCCGGCGTGGCCGGGTAGGCGGAGCCCGCCACGGTCATCTGCGCGCCGCCGCCCTTGGCGTCGGCGCCGGGAAGGTCGGCCAAAAAACCGACCTGGTAGGCGCCGAACTTGATCGAGTCGGCGCCCTTGGCGAAGGTCATCTCGAACGAGCCGTACTGCGGAGCCTGGGCGATGCCGGCGCCGCCCACGGCGCCGGTGACGATCTTGCGCCAGAGCGTGGTGTCGGTGGGGATGCAGTCGAAGGAGACGTCGACTGCGAGGTTGCCCTCGATCGCGTCGCCGGCCTCGATCGCGCCGGAGAAGATAGGCGTGTTGATGTCGCGAGCGATGGTGATCTTGCCGCCGGTGACCGCGGCCACCGCCGGCACGGCCGAAGCCACGTCGTACTTGAAGGTGCCGCCGACCGGCGTGTAGTAGGCAAGCGTGCCCGACTCGTCGGTGCCCGGCGTGAAGGAGACCGGGAACGAGAGCACGCAGCCGTCGACCTCGATGGAGACCGTCACCGGCTGGTTGTCGGTCCAGGCCCACTCGAGCTTGGAGACCTTGCAGTCCCGCACGGCCATGATCTGGCCGTCGCCCTTCTTTGCGAACATCGAGAGGTAGGGCACGGCGAGCGCCTGGGTGAGGATGTGCACATACGGCCCGGTGCCGCTCACGGAGTCGTTGCCGAGGATGCCGAGCAGGTAGAGGCCGATGGCCTTCTGCCAGGCGCGGCAGTCGAAGGTGAACTTCTCCTCGACCGACGAGCGGTAGGCGCCCGGCGCGGTCGGCGCCGCAGAGGTCTGCGGGTCGTCGGCCTGGTTGATGGCAATCGACGGGTCGGACGCCGTCGAGGCGCCGTGGGCGAAGGTCGGCTGCGCGGCCAGCGAGCCGAGCCCCGACTGCTTGGCGACACCGATGATGTCCCTACCGATCTGCAGAGCGCCAGCCATGGTCAGACCTCCGAGGTAATCGTTTGCGCCGGCGACGGCCGGCGCGACGCCGGCGTGCGCTTCGCGCGAGCGGCCAGCCCGAGCCCGACGAGGTGTTCGAACAGCTCCTCCTCTCCGGCGGTGCGCGCGACGTGCGTGCCCGCCTCGTAGGAGAAAGAGCCGGAGAACTGCTCCCCGTGGAACTCGCCCCAGACCTTCTGCGCGATGGTGAACTTGTGCCTCATCACAGCCCCCATGGTGAAAGGACTGTCACGCCGTGGCGGTGCCCGCCCAGGTGACGGTCAAGATGATGCCGAACTGGTGGGTGTGCTCCTCGGGAATCGCCTCCTGGCCCTTGCCCTTAGAGACCGCGCAACGATCGCAGAGGCCGCCCAGCGTGCGGTCGGCGGCCAGACAGTCCTCCACCACGGCGGCGAGCTCGAGCGCGCGGCTCTGCGGCCCGAGGAACGAGTCGCAGGTCTGGGTGACGGCGATGCGCACCTCGGTGGTGCCGTCCTCCTCGCGCTGCGTCCAGCCGCTCGTCTCGAGCGACACGTCGAACTCGAAGTCGCCCTCCACCCAAACCTGCTCGGCGGCCAGGCCACCCGGCGGGTAGCCCAGCGAGACCGACGTGGTGTCCGGCACCGCGGCGGCGATCGCCGCCAGCAGCGCGGCCTGCACCGCCGGCGCGAGGGTGCGGTAGCCGCTCATACGCGCGGCCGACGCCGGCCAAACTCGAGGATGGCCGTGTCCACGTCCGGGATCCCGGTCGGGCGGCCCGGACCGGCGACCGAGAGGCGGAAGAACCCGACGTCGGTCGACTCCACCGTGGCGCGGCTCGAAAGCGCGGTGCGAAAGACGTACTCGCGGGCCAGGATCATGACGGCCGTGGAGACCGGCTGCGGCGGCGCGTCGTAACCATGCTCGAGGGTCACCTTGATCTGCTGCCCGTCAAGCCAGTAGTCGCCCGGCTGGCGGTCGATCGCGCCCCACTCCAGCGGATGCAGGAGCGCGAGGTCGCCCGGCGCCATGGGCACGCCGTTCTGCAGCACGGCCCGCAGACAGCGCACCGCGTTGAACTGCGTCTCCAAGCGCTGGCAGCCGGCGTCGTAGCCGATGCCGTAGCCGATGGGCACGGGGTGACCCTTGACGTAGCCGGACCAGCGCCCGCAGCGCGGCACGTAGGCCACGCGAGCGTGGCACTCGAAGCGCTGCTCGCCGGCGACGCGCGCGGCACGCAGCATCTGAGCCGGAAACTTCGTGGCGTCGGCAAACTCGGGGTAGTAGGCGCGGAAGTCGGCGATCTCGTAGGCGTAGCCGCCGCAGACCTCGACGCGGCTGGTCCAGCTCGTCGGACCGCCCGACGCGGAGCCGGTCCAGGCACAGACGTAGGTGTCCAGGAGCGGCATGCTGGCAACGGGAACGGCGGCGCCGAGCTGGCATGGGCCGGAGACCGCCTCGCCGGCGAAGACCTGCACGCCGTCGCCGTCGTAGACGACAAGCCCGAGGTCGCCGGTCGCGTTGCAGGGCGCCTCGGTTGCCGGGTCGATGGTGACGACAGAGAGCGCGTAGTCCCCGGAGCTCTGCTGCCTGATGCGGTCCACGGCGGCCTCCCTAGCCAAGCACGGCCGCGGGAGCGCCCGTCCGAACGCTCCCGCGGCCTCTTGAGGTGTCCTACTTGCGGCGGCGGCGACTGCGCGTCGCCACCTCGCCGGCGGCCTGAACGGCGAGTTCCTCGTCGCCGGCCCACACGGCGGCGCCCATGCCGACGAAGACCATGGCGGTCTCCCGCGGCAGCTCGCGCTCGTCGCCCTCGGCGATGACCTCGGTGAGGATGCCGTCGCCCGTCGCCGTCTGCCAGGCGGTCTCGTGCACGAAGCGCACGGTCACCTGGCGGTCGGGGTGAAGCGGCGCGGCCACCCTCGGCTCGCCGGTCTCCTCGGCGGGAGCCTCGGGCGGCGCCTGCTCGGCGCCGCCCTCCTCCCGGATCTCCTCGTCAGTCATGACAGCCGCCCGACTAGGCGTTGTTCGACTTCATCAGCACGACCGCGTTGGGATCCCACGGGATGCCGCCGAAGCGACCCAAGCCGTAGAAGATCACCTGCGGCTTGGCCGTGAAGGGATCACGCAGGATGGTCGGCTGCTTGTGGATGCCCACCGCATATCCGGCCGAGAGGTCGCCCAGCGCGATGGGGTAGTTCGCCGCACCGATGACCGGAGCGTCGTCGACCTCGACCACCGGCTTGCCGAGGATCGAGAACGAGCCGTCGTTGGCGTTCGGCTGGACCAGCGGCGTGTTGACGAGGTTGGGCATCGTGAAGCCCATGGCCACCGCGAGGGTCAGCGGCGACAGGTACCACTTCGCGTTCGGGCGGTACTTGAACGGCAGCTTGAAGAACTGCGTGAGGAACGAGGTGTTGGCGATCGCCCCGGCCGAGCCCGACAGCGTGGTCAGGTAGGTCCCACTGGCGGCGTAGATGCCGGCGAGCTGCTCCGAAGCCGCGCCGGCGCCCACGCAAGCCTCCGTGTTGAGCGTCTCCATGAAGTCTTCGTAGACCCACTCGAGCAGGGTCTCCTCGAAGCCCGGCACGTCGTCTAAGAGCTGCTGCGTGGCCCTCTGGTCGGTGTAGTGATCGAACGCCTGGAGCTGCGAGGCGGCGCCGCCCGCGAAGGTCGGCTCGGTCTGCTCGGAGCGCGCCCCGGTCTCGGTCGTGGACGTGACCACACCGTGCGCCGACTTGAACGGCAAATACATGCTCGTGTTGCCCTGCATCTCGAAGGTCGTGCAGTCCTGCAGGACCGGCGAGTGGCGGCGGTACTTCTCGATGAGCGGCGCGTGGACCGGCTCGGGCACGATGAAGCCGCCCGCGCTGCCCGTGCCGGCCACCAGGCCAGCGCGCTGCTCGCCGGTGCGCACGTAGGCGCGGAAGTCGTCGACGTTCGCCTGGTCTTCCGGCGAGGTGCCGGTGAGCACGGGCGCGCCGGCGGCCACCTGGCGGGTGAGGTCGTCGATCTGCGAGTCGCGCAGCTCGAGCGCGATGCGCTCAAGGGTCTGCATCTCGCCAGTGCGCTGGTTGACGAGATCGCGGTCCTCGGGGGTCATCTCGGCGCCCTTGGCCAGGACGACCTCCATCTCGGCGCGGATTTCGCTGGCGCGCCGGTCCAGCTCGCGGTAGTCGGTGCTCATTTCGAGCTCTCCTTGAGACGACGGTAACGCCCGAGCCCCAGCCGCCAGAGCGACTGCGAGTCGGGCACCTGCGGCGCCGATCCGGCGCGAGACGAGTCGTCCGGCGATCCGCCGGGACCCGTAGTGACCTCAGATTTCGAGGAATCGTTTGCGCGCTGGCCGTCGTCGCCAGCGTCGCCGGTGTCCTCGTCACCGCCGTCCTCGCCGGCCGCCACGCCGGCGTCCGCCCAGTTCGGGTCGGCGCCGGAGAGCACGGTCTCCGTGAGGTCGTGGATCTGGATGAGCGCGGCCATGTTCTCCTGGGAGAGCACCTTGCCCTCGCGCTTCTCGCCCGGCAGCGCCGCCCACACCCGGCGGCGAAGCTCGCCGCTCACGCTGGCCCGCGCCAGCGCGAGGGTCTGCGGGTAAGCCGGGATGGCCACCACGGAGACCTCCATGACCAGCGCCCGCAGGACGGTGCGAAGGACGTAGCCGCCATCGGTCGCCGCCTCGCTGGGCACCCACGCGATGTCGTCCTCGAGCGCCTGGAAGCGGAAGGACATCTGGTTGATGTCGCCCCGCTCCATTGAGGTGCGCAGATCGCGCGCCCACGTGGTGTCCGGCGGGTAGCCGGTCGCCACGATGCCGCTTCCGTCGTCTGTGGCGTCCAGGGTGCCGGCGGAGCTGCGGCCGATGACCATCGAGGTCTGGTGGTCGAAGAGCATGCGCAGGTCGCCATCGAGTTCGGCAGAGCCCGGCGCGAAGACCTCGCGCCAGCCACCCATGTCCTCAGAGACGGCGCCGTAGAGAAGCGCCTTGGCCTGGATGCGGTCCGGGATATCGCCAGAGGCGGCGAGGAAGCGCAGGTCGGCGGCGACCCTCGTGCGCAGCTCGGTGTTCATGAAGCGCCCTCCTCGTCGCGTGCGACCGGCGAACCTGGCCCCACTGTGAAAGCGCCGTCACGCCGTCCCACGAAATGGTCGACGAGCATCTGCGGGGCAAGCTGGATCCCGAGGTGACACGCCGACTCACAGACCGGCGCCAGCACGCGGTGCGCGAACGCCTCGGTCTCGGTCGTCGGTCGGCCGCGGCTCTCGTCTTCGACCAGCCGGCGCGCGATGAGATCGCCGGCGTTGCGGATCATGGTGGCCACGGCGAAGCGCGCCGCCTCGCCGGCGAGCAGGTTGCGCGCGGCGTCGCCAGTCGGTTCGACCTCCTGCGCCTTGGCCTTGTCGGGAGCGGCGACTGGCGCCGGCTGCAGGAGCTCGGAGCCCGCCGGCGCGGTGTTGAGCGGCAGTCTGTGGTCGTCGCCGCCCTGGTAGGGATTCCAGTCCTCGAAGGCGCGCGCCTCGTTGGGCGCCAGCACGCCGCAGAGGATGAGGATGGAGTAGCCAGCCGAGCGCGCCGCGAAGTCGCCGCGCAGCAGCGAGTCGATGTTGAACTTCGTAAAGAAGCCGGCGGCGATCTCGCTGGGCAGGAACATGCGCTGGGCGATCGTGGCCTCGGTGTCGACGGCCAGCGGCATGAGGGTGTGCTGGCCAAACCAGATGCCGGCCTGCTCGGCGTTCGTGTAAGTGCCGTGCGTCCAGTCCTGCAGGAGCGGGAGCGGCACGCGGAACAGCCGGCAGCACTGCTCGAGCAGCCAGCGCTGCTCCTCCACGAGCTGCGCGTCCTTCAGGGACATGGCGTTGGACAGGAGCTTCAGGCCGCGGTCGAAGATGCGCAGCTCGCCGGCGGTGAGCACGCCGCCCGAGCCCTTGAACTGCTCCTTGAGCGCCTCGTAGTCCTCGTCGGTTAAGTCTTGGTCGGTCGACAGATAGCCCGGGAAGTGATTGCCGTTGGAGAGAAAGCGGGCGAAGAACTGGCCCGAGGCGATGTCAAGGCCGATCGTGTCGCGGGCGAGGTTGACGATCGAGCGGCCCCAGTAGGGGTTGCGCAGGATCTGACCCTTGAAGTGCAGGATCTGGTCGGCCGGGTAGACGCCGGCCGGCACGCAGACGTCGCCGCCGTAGGCGTAGGCCAGGCCGGCGCTCGTCACGCGCATGGTGGGCAGCGGTCCGGTCATCGGCCAGACCTCGATGGGGTCGCCCTTGGACCAGATGACCCGGGCGAAAGCGTTGCCGGTGAGGTCCTCCTGGAGCTGCTTCCAGCGCCAGAACTGGGGAGCGGTGAGGATCGGGTTGGGCGCCACCGACAGCAGCCGGTAGACGGGATGGTCGTCGCGCTCGAGGCGATCGCGGCCCACGCGCTGGCGGACCTGGAGCGGCAGCGCGGCAAAGGAGCCGGCGCGGACCTGGAGACAGCCGAGCACGGCGACCGAGGTCAGCGCGGTCTCGTCGTTGACCGAAAAACCGGAAGCGGTCTGCGCGTAGACGGCGAGCGCGCGGTAGAGCTCGCTGGACTCGTCCAGCGCACGCTTGTGTGGGCGAGCGCCGAAGAGGCGCAGCGGGTTCAGGTTCACAGGCACCTCACCTCGAGCCGATCGACGGCCCTAGCATGAAAATGCCGTCACGCCTTCAGCCGAGCGGGATGCCTTGGACTTGCTCTTCATGCCCAGCAGGTGGGCGATGGGACTATAGTGCCAGTATGAAAGGAGTTGCTGCCGGCATTGGGAGAGCCCTTGGCGTTCTGGCCGCCGCCCTGCTGCTCGCCGGGTGCGCCGCCTCATACTCCACCAAGACCATGAGCCTCCAGGACGTCAGCTTCGCAAACCCCAGCTGTGGTTGCATCGCTGGCCAATACGCACACGGCGGCGGCCCCTACCGCAACGGCGTCGTGCTCACCACTCACGACGGCGGCGCGACATGGGAGACCTGGAGGATGGCTGCGGCCGGGATTCCCGACGCGGTCGCCTTCGTCAACGCAAAGGACGGCTGGGTGCTGAGCGAGACGCTGAATCGCAGCTTCATTCTGGCGACCACCGACGGCGGCGCTCGCTGGGTGAAGCAGTATTCAGGCGTTGTGGGCCTTGCCGACCTCGAGTTCATCGATGCAGACCACGGCTGGGCGGTCGGCACCTGGGGTTGGGGGGGAGGCGCTCCTCATCTGCTCACCACGACCGACGGTGGTGCCACCTGGACCAAGCGGCCTGCGCCCGGAGAGGCCCCCTTCGCGCCCTTCTTCCTGAATACCAGACAAGGTTGGATCGCCGAAGGCGTCTCCGGCCACAGGCACATCTTCGCCACGACCGACGGCGGCGCCACGTGGAAGAAGGAGTCCCTCCCCGGCTACTCAGACATCGAGGACATCGCGTTCGCCAACCCTCGCGACGGCTGGGCGGTGGGCACGGATTTCCTTGGGGAGCGCGCCACCATCTTCGCGACCACTGACGGGGGCGCCACCTGGATGAGGCAGTTGAATCGCACCTTCCCAATCCCCTACAGCTCCACCAACTGGGCCCACAACCTCGTCAGCGTCGCCGTCGTCGATGCCAAACGCGTCTGGGCAGTCGGCGGGGACGGTTTGATCCTCGCCACCTCAAACGGTGGGCGGACCTGGCAGCAGCAGCGCTCCGCCACGGCTGCCTGGCTCGGGAGCGTCTCGTTCGCGGACGCGCGCCACGGCTGGATTGCGGGCGAGACCGACGACGGCAACGGCAACTTCGTGAGCAGCGTCTTGCTGGCCACCACAAGCGGCGGTGAGACGTGGACCAAGCAGAAGCTCCCGGGCCAGTAGCTCCCGGCCACAGCTGCTGATTGTCTGCCGGGGTCCGCAGAATCACCTAGCGCCCCAGCGGGATGCTCCACACCCCACCTGTCCGCGCAAACGACGGCGCGAAGGCGTCGGCCTCCGACTCGGCCAGGTAGACCGCCATGGCCAGCGCCACCGCGGCATCGATCTTGGCGTCGTCGGTGACCTTGGTCAGGCGCCAGCCGTAGGGAGTCGCCTTCACGCCGGCGTTGAGCACCTGCGAGCGCAACCGGCGGTCGCCGCCGTGCGCCAGGCGCCCTTCCTGCAGCACGTCGAACAGCGTCATGGCCGCCGAGCTCATGCGCTTGTTCTCCTGCGGGAACTCCTCGATGGGCACCTTGAAGTCGTGCTCCAGGCGGAGCATCGACCGCGTGAAGTAGTTCGGGTCGCAGCCCACCCGCACGACGTTGAGCTCCCGACAGAGCTCGACGATCTTGGCCTCGACGGCCTCGTGGTCGATGTGACCCATGGCGCCGTCCTTGCGCCAGATGTAGCACTCGACGTTGTGCAGGCCGGCCGGCGAGCGCTGGTCGACCACGAGCGCCGTCGAGTCGCGCGTCCACGAGGCGTCGAGCGCCAGCATGGTCGGTGAGTCTTCGTCGAAGCTCGGCAGCGCCGAGCCGGGATCCCAGAGGTCGGCCGGGTAGGCGCGGCTCGTGCCGCTCGACGGGAAGCGGTTGAGATGGAGCCGCTCGAAGACCGGGAACGGCAGCGTGCGGTGCTGGTCGCGCAGCATGCGCGCCGTGACCCAGCGGTGCGGGTTGGCGGCGCGCCATACCTTGGGGTCGTGCCCGTCGTCGTCTGCGCCGGCGCCCGCCCAGTAGACGTAGGCGCGCGGATCCCGACGCGCCGGCCCGACGTGCGGCCCCGGCTCGCCGAGCATGTCGCGCAGTAGGTCCCACAGCGGACCGCGGCGCTCCGGCCCGGCGGTCGAGATCGTGATGAGCAGCCCCTGCTCGACGCCGACCATGCCCGAGATGAGCGCCTCGCGCATTGATGCGTCGCGGTGCACGTGGTACTCGTCAATGATCGCCGCCGTCGGGTGATAGCCCTGGGCGGTGTCGGCGTCCCACGGCAGCACGCGGAACAGCGCGCCGGTCTCCTGGATCTCGAGCACCGAGCGGTAGACCCGCGTGATGCCGCGCAGGAGATCGTCCATGAGCACCATGCGCTTGGCCTTCTCGAAGACGATGCCGGCCTGGGAGCGCGTGGTCGCCACGACGTAGTACTCGCCCTCGAAGGTCGGCTCGGTGTACATGAGCGTGAGCCCGAGCGCCGCCGAGAGCTGCGACTTGCCGCCCCAGCGCGGCAGCCCGACAAGTGCCTCGCGGTAGACGCGCCGGCCCTTGGCGTCGAGCGTGCCGAAGATCGGCCGCACGATCTGGTCGCGCTGGAACGGCGCCAGGCGCATCGGCCGGCCGGCGAGCGCGCCGCCGGTGAAGCGCAGGTGTTCTGCCATGAAGAGCTCGACGACCGACGAAGCGAGGCGACTAGCCTGCTCGCGCTCGAGCTCGCGGACGGTGCGGCGTGCCATGGGTCAGTCCCCCAGACTCGAGAGGTCCGCCGGCGCCCAGCCGGAAAGCTTTTGCGCGGTTTTCTCTGGGTCTCCCTTTTGCGCGCCGGCAGCTCCGCCGGCGCCGTCGGCGTCCCGGCGCTCGACCTCGGCCATGAGCCGCTCAATATCGCGGATGATGACCGTGGTCTCCGGGAAGACGAGCTCGCGCTTGGCCTCGATCGACAGCGCCACCACGAGCCGCTCGCACTCGACGCCCAGCAGGAAGCGCAAGACCTCGGTCGGTGCGGTGAGGTCCGGCGGCTCGCCGGCCTTGGGGCGTTCGCTCATCGGAAGCCGCCCAGGGAGCGCCCACGCGCGTCGGCGACCAACTGCATGTGCCACCACATGTTGCGGTTGCGCGAGCCCGGGTGGAAGAGCACGTGGCAGTCGTTGCAGAGCACCATCATGTTGGCCGGCTCGAGCGCGAGCTCTGAGCAGATGCCGGTCTCCGACACCGGGATGATGTGGTGGACGTGCTCGATGTTCGGCGCCCCGCAGGACTCGCAGCAAAAGTCGCGCGCCTCGAGTACGTCGGCCACGACGGAGATGTAGAGCCGAGCGCGGCTCACTTGGCGCCCTTCACGATCTCGCCGACCAGGCGGTCGCGGATCCCGAGCACGAGGCTGGCGCCGGCGACCTCCTGCAGGCCGGCGCGGATCCGCGCCATCGGGTTCAAGCCGAGCACGTCGGCCAGCTGGCGCATGGTGGCGGCGGCGTCCTTCTGCACCCGGATGAGCGGGTTGACCATGGGCCCTTGGGGACCGGAGACCAGCACGCCGAGCCGGTGAATCTGCGCCGAGGACTCCTCGTGGAGCGAGATCGCCTCGCAGTAAGCCTTGAGCAGGATGAGGTCGGGCGCGCGCAGGTGACGGTTGGCGGCCATCTCGGCAACGCAGGCGCCCCACAGCGGCGCGACCGCGGCCGGCAGGTCGGCCGGCGGCTCGGCCTCCACCACCGCGGCCGGCGCCGGCAGAGCGCGACCCGTCGCCGCCTTGGCCTTACCGACGGTCGCTCGGTTGCCTGTGCCACGGCGCTCACGACCGGGATCCGGCGGTCTACCCTTCGCCACGCTCGAGCACCGCCTTGCCCCCGGTCGCCTTCTCCCAGCGCCGCACGATGACGTCGACGTAGCCCGGGTCGAGCTCGCAGCCCAGACAGCGCCGGCCCTGGGTCTCGGCGGCGATGAGCGTCGAGCCCGAGCCCAGGAACGGGTCGTAGATAAGCTCGCCCTTCTTGGACGAGTTGACGACGAAGCGCGCCAGCAGACCGACCGGCTTCATGGTGGGATGCTCGGTGGACTTGGCCGGCCGGTCGTGGCGGACGACCGTGGTGGCTGAGTAGAGATCGCGCAGGAGCTCGAGCGCCTCCTCGCCGGTCAGGCGCCCGAGGTCGGGCGCCTCGTCGGCCACCAGGGCCGAGCGCCGGCGCGCGCCGTACCAGGCATGGCGCGAGCCGACCCTCCAGCCGTAGAGGATGGGCTCGTGCTGCGACTGGTAGTCGAGCCGACCGAGCACGATGCGCTGCTTGACCCACACGAGCGTCTGGTGGACGGCAAAGCCGGAGCGCGCCAGCGCCGCCTCGAAGACCGTGCGCTTGGAGTCGGAGTGAAAGAGGTAGATCCCGGAGCCCTCCTCGGCGTGCGCGCCGGCGAGGGTGAGCGAGCCGCGCACGAGCGCCTCGAGCTCGGCGTCCGAGGTGTCGTCGCCGGCGATCGCCCGATGGCCCCCGGACGAGTAGGCCACGCCATACGGCGGGTCGGTGAGGACCAACTGGCAGCGGTCGTCGCCGAACAGCCGCGCCACCGCCGCGGCGTCCGTGGCAGATCCGCAGATGACGCGGTGCGGACCGCAGACCCACAGGTCGCCCGGCGCCGAGACCGGGTCGAGCGGGACCTCGCCCACGTCGTCGGCGCCGGCGGCGAGGTCGAGCGCCGGCAGCCCGTCGAAGCCGATGCTGTTGAGGTCGAAGCCGAGCGCGTCCAAGTCGCCGAGCTGCTCGGCCAGGACGCCCTCGTCCCACGTGGCGAGCTCCGCGGTGCGGTTGTCGGCGAGCGCGTACGCCTTCGCCTGCTCGGCGGTCCAGTCGTCGGGCACGACGGTGATGACCACCTCGGTCCAGCCCAGCGAGCGCGCCGCCTCGAGCGTGCCGTTGCCGGCGATGACCATGGTCGCCCCGCCGGCGCGCCGACAGACCAGCGGCCGGCGCTGGCCGAACTGGCGCAGGCTGCCGGCGATCGCGTCGATGTTGCGCGTGCCGTGCTTGCGCGCGTTGGCGGGGTCGAGCGACAGCGCGCCCACCGGCACGGTCTCCAAGGTCAGCGACATCAACGTACCTCCGGGAAGTAGCGATCCATGGCGTCGAGCATCGCTTCGCCGACCTTGCCGCAGCGCCAGGCGAACTCGATGCGCGCCTCGCGCCCCAGGCGGACAAAGGCGCCGGCGACGCCGCGCCCGTCGAGGATGGCTTGCGCGACCTGGGAGTCGGTGTCCGCCGGGCGCAGCGCCGGGATAGTCGTTGGCGGGAGCTCGATGCCGACGAGGGCGAGGTCGGCGTGTTCGCGGCGACGCGCGAGGTACGCCGTCTGGCGGCAGCGAGCCGAGCAATAGGATGGCGCTGGCCCGCGCGACCGCCGCGCCGGAAGCGGCCCATGGCAGTGAACACAAGTGACCATGCCCGCATCATGAGAAACCCGTCACGCCGCGGGGGGGACTGTGCGACTTCGGAGGCGACTGCGTAAGGGCGTGTGGGGGGTGTAGTATGGCGGCGATCTGAGGGCGTGTCTTTGACGTGGGGGCGGTCGATGAAGTCACTGGCGCTGTGCCTAGTGTTCCTTGCGTGTGGCGCGCTCGCTGCGTGCGGGGGTCACGCTCAGCAGAGTCAGGCCCCCATGTCCGTTAACGTCGGCCCGCAGCTCCAGTTCGCGACGAGCACCGTCAGCGTCTTCCAACTCGTGCCGACAGGCGCCCAGAGCGGGACCGTCTTGCTGGAGGCCATATCCCATGGGCGAGCGACGCCGCTCCAGCAGGTACATTTCGTAGAGATGAGCAAGCCGGGCTCTATCGCTGTTCAAGTCTCGGGAAGGACGATCTCGCTCAGTTGCGACATTAAGGCCGCGTCCGTGGCCTCGCAGGAGGGGGAGTCGGAGCTTCCGAAACGTGCCGTCGCTTCGGGGACCGCGTGGGGGGGAACGCCGGTGTGGGCCGACGGCTCCACGTCCGACTGCTGGGAGCAGGAGTACTTCATCGGGACCGCCCCCTCCGAATCGGGCGGCGGCATCGGCGACCTGCGCCTCACGTTACAGAGCAGCCGTCAGCATCCGACGTTGAGGTTCTACTGCCTGGCGATCAAGCTCGACGGTCGGCCGGGAAACGCGAGCTAACCCCGAAAACCCGTCACACGGGGGGGACTGAACTCGTCACGCCGCGAAAACCCCAGATTCGGGATTTCGCGCGGGCGCAGGGCGGGCAGGGTCGGGGTCGCGCATGGCAGTGATTGACCCGCCCCACCCTGACTGCGGACGCGCCTCTCACGCCCAGGGATTCCGACCAGCGGTCTGGAGTCCGACCGGGCCGACTGATAGCCTTCTGAGTGTGAACCTCGCGGCTGTCCACATCGAGCACCGATGCCTTAGCGGGGCCGTGCCTTGAAAGTGGCCGGACTCTTCGCGGGAATCGGTGGCATCGAACTCGGGCTGCATGCCGCTGGTCACGAGACCGAGCTGTTATGCGAGGTTGCGGAAGCTGCGCAAGTGGTTCTAGCCGAACGCTTCCCTGGGACTCCAATCAGCGAAGACGTGCGCATTCTGCGCGACCTTCCCGATGTCGACTTGGTGGCCGGCGGCTTCCCTTGTCAGGATCTGAGCCAAGCCGGCAAGACGGCTGGCATCGCCGGCGGGAACTCAGGTCTCGTGTCAGAGTTGTTCCGCCTAGTGCGCAGCCGGAGGCCTCCCTGGCTTCTGCTTGAGAACGTGCCTTTCATGCTGCAACTCGATCGTGGGCTGGCCATGCGCTTTCTCACTGACTCGCTGGGCGAGCTTGGGTATGCGTGGGCGTACAGGATCGTCGACACGCGAGCGTTCGGCCTTCCTCAACGACGCAGGCGCGTGATCATGGTTGCGGCACGCGATGGCGACCCACGCCAGGTGCTCATGGCTGACGAAGAAGGCGAGCCGGAACCAGACTCGCCGAACGGGTGGGCATGCGGGTTCTACTGGACCGAGGGCCTGCGCGGACTCGGCTGGGCGATCGACGCGGTGCCGACGTTGAAGGGGGGGTCGACCATTGGCATACCGTCACCTCCCGCGATCCTCATGCCCGACGGCAGACTCGTGACTCCCGACATTCGCGACGCCGAGCGCATGCAAGGTTTCCCGGCGGACTGGACTCGGCCTGTCGAGCAGCTTGGGGCCAGGTCCCTCGGCAGACGTTGGAAGCTGGTCGGCAACGCGGTCAGCGTGCCCGTATTCGCGTGGGTGGGGGAGCGGCTGAGTTCGCCGAGTGCGTGTCTCCAGGCATCGGCCTCGGAACTGGCGCCCGGCGACAGGTGGCCCGACGCGGCCTGGGGCTGGGACGGAAAAGCG